CCTCCTAATGCTGCATGACTTCTATCTGTAGAAGAAAGCTTAATTAGGGCTTCTTCTACCCTATTTTCATTTAATTGCTCAAGGTTCATTCTGTTCTCCCCTTGTAACTAATCTTTTCTAAATAATGATTGCCTACATCCATTTCTTTTGGCATTGGCATTGCACTTTCATTTAAAACAAAAGTACGCTTATCTAGCTCTGCAATGATGTTTCTACGAGTTTTTAATAAGTTTTTAGGAATATGTAATTCCTCTAAACCTATTTCAAATAGCAATTCTGATACTTTTTTATCAGCCAAATCAAAAAAAGTTGTCTTGTCATTTCCTTTAAAAAACTTCTCAGGATTGGTACACATATCAAAGATGTTGCGTAATTTGTCGTTTTGATGAATTCGTAAAGTTATTTGATCATTTTTGTTGGGTTTGACTCCAAAATGAAATCTGCAATAAAACTTACCTTCTCCAGTAGTACCAGCAGAAAGAGTGCCAATAAGCCCACAACCATAAGCAGAACAAGCTAAAGGCTGATCTAGTTGCTGTTGTTGTTCCTCTTGACTTCCGTATTTAACTAACTTGGATTTCATAAGTATTTCCTTTCAATGATCTTTGTAAAGTTGGTAGGCTTGATAACCCATTCCAAATCAGCTAAAAATGGCCTTCTATCTTTGGATTGCGTTTTTCCTGTTAAAAACTTGGAATTTTTAATAAATTGAAAAAAATCATTCTTAAACCAATCCAGGGCTTCTTCTGAACTCTTACATTCAAATTCAGTAAACAACTCTCTCCATCTTTGTTTTAAATGAGCTTCTCTGGTCTTGTTCCATGAAATTACCTTTGGCAGCTCAGGAAGTGTTTGATGATACAAATCAATAATTGCTTGATGGGGGCATGGTGGAATCTTAGATTCCGCAGAGATAGTCTTTATATCTTGGTTATTGGTTATTGGTTCTTGGTTCTTGGTTACGTTGTGAATCGGTTCTGATATCAGTTCTGATTTCAAAGCTGATATCTTCTCTGATTTTATTCTGTTTGCGTTCCGAGCTGAGTCTGCTTTGGCCCTATATTTAATAATTTCATCATCGCAACGCTTAGAAATCCATAAATCACCTTGTTTATCAAAAAAAGTTTCCAAAATGTATTGAACGTCAGAGCTGAAATCAGACATTCCTATACGTCTAGCAATAAGGGATGGCTCACCTTTTAAAGGGCTTTCGTCTAAATAATATTGGTCAATAAGCCTTCTGTAGGCCAAATCTTCCATAAAACTTAGATGCCTTGTATGAGCTGCATAATCCCCAATATGAAATGGGTAAAAGTTCATTTTCAGTCCTTAAATAGGTCTGGTCGTAAAATTTCTTTTGTCAATCGACCTTGCGATAACTCTCGCAATTTAGCCAAATGTTTAATTGGAATTTGACCCCTATCAGCCCAGTTATAAATGGCTGTAGGCCTTATACCTAAAAGCTTTGCCAAGCGCATTAAAGTACCAAATTCAGCCCTTAAAATTTCTAATTCATGCATATAAATCCTCCTTTTGTGGCACTATACCATAAATAAATGATAGTAAACAGATATAAACTAGGGAAATCCCCTATAAAATAATTGTAAAAAAGTGTTGCTAAGTGGTTTTTTAGTGTATAGTGGAGTCTAGTTCAACAAGTGATGAAGGGAAAGCAAAATGAAATATGCAGAATTAGTTGCAAAATTAGAAAAAATTGGAAAAGATGTAGGCCTTGATTTATCTGACCAATGTGTAGATTTAGAAAATGTTTCTTTTAAAGCGCATTGCAATGCTTGTGGTTGGACAGATGAAGAAGATGCAGAATTAGTATTTGCAGCTTGTAATCGTGCTGGAATGATTGCTGAAGAAGCAGGTTTAAATATAAATAAATTGTTTGGTTCAATTATTTATTAACAAGTGATGAAGGAAAAAGTGATGAAAGATGCAATAGGAGTAATAGTTTTAGGGATTGTTCTAGGTGCGATGTTTGCTTATGCTCTTTTAGGAGGGTTTTAATTATGGGAATGAATAGAGCTGATGCCTACTATGAGCCAGAAGATGATGATATGGACTCTGATGAGCTTCAATATGAAGTCAATGAGCTTATGAAGGATGAATTTAACCCTTGTAAATGGGGTCCTTTCAATGAAGCTTTTTCTGGAGTACAAGACCCAGAAGTTATTAAGCAATTAGAAGAAATGCTTGAAAACAAAAATTTTGAAGCTTTAGGTCGAAAATTATGGTGTTTGTCTTATGAATACAATGAATACTATGCAACTCGCATGGTTACCGAACAATACTAAGGAGTAAGTGATGACTACAAAACCTACAAAACCAGCAACAATCGATTACAAAGAAGATGCAATTTGGAATCGGTTTAATAAAGATGAAGCCCTGATTTCTCAGCTAATCATTCTTAAAAAGTATCTTGAAAATGAAGATTCCATCAAAGGCCATGCAGTATCAATGCTTGATGGATTGGTCGATAAATTGATTTGCGACCAGATTGATATGATTTCTGAAGCCAAAATCCCATATTAAGGAGTAAGTGATGAAAACTTTTAATGAATTAAGACTTATCAATGTCAATGAGCATACAGAAAAGAAAGGTAAATTTACTTATCTTTCTTGGACCTGGGCAGTTGATACCCTACTTCAAAATGACCCATCTGCTACATGGACTTTTGGGGACCCTGTTTATTTTGCAGAGTCAGTTATGGTTTTTTGTACTGTAACTGCTATGGGCAAGTCTATGACCTGCCAGATGCCAGTTCTTAACAATATGAACAAAGCCATTCCAAACCCTAATGCAATGGATGTAAATACAGCTATGATGCGCTGTTTAGTTAAGACCATAAGTCTATTTGGTATTGGCCTTTATATCTATGCTGGTGAAGATTTGCCTGATGAAGAAGAAGTAGACCTGTCCAAAGCAGCTAAAGAATGGGTTGAAGTTATCAAAGAATCCAAGTCTTTAGATTTATTAAAAGAAGCTTATATCCAGGCTTATGGGGATTTAAAAAAAGATAAGGTAGCAGTTGAGCTTATATCTAAAGCCAAAGACTATCAAAAAGGTATCTTAATGGCATTGCAAGCATGAATCCCATTAAATCTGAGTTTTGGTACATACTTCAGCGAGAAATAGCTGCCAGGAAAGCAAAATAATGGACACACTATTTTTATTCTTTTTATTAAGTGGAATGGCTTTTTGGGTTTTTATTGGTTTAATTATTTTTAAAATATTGGTGGAGCTATGACTACATTTACTACAGAAGACAGAGTTGCAGTAGAACAAGGCAGTCCTGAATGGTTTCAGATGCGATTAGGCAAGGTTACAGCTTCTAGAGTAGCCGACATATTGGCTAAGACTAAAACAGGGCCATCTGCATCAAGACAGAATTACCTTATTGAATTAGCCATACAGCGCACTACAGGCATCATTCAAGAATCTTACTCCAACTCTGCTATGGAATGGGGTACTCAAACCGAACCACAAGCGAGGGTAGCTTATGAAATCACTACAAATAATTTTGTCGATAAAGTCGCTTTCATTGACCATCCTAGTATTAAGTGGTTTGGCTGTAGCCCTGATGGGCTTGTTTCTGATAGGGGTCTTTTGGAAATTAAGTGTCCTAATAGCGCAACTCATTGGGAATATTTCAAAAGTAAAAAACCGCCTCAAAAATATTTTATTCAGATGCAAGCACAAATAGCTTGTACGCAAAGAGATTGGTGCGATTTTGTTAGTTTTGACCCTCGTATGCCTGAACGAAGCCAGCTATTGATTGTTAGAGTAAATAGGGATGATGCTTTTATTGCAGAAATGGAATCAGAAATTAAGCAGTTTTTAAGTGAAGTAGCTAATGAAGTTGAACTTATGCAAGGCCAATTATGAACTTTAACGATATTTTTGAGTACCGAGATGGTCAACTTTATTGGAAAAATTGCCGATATAAAGCATATAACGGCAAAAAAGCTGGTCATATACATAAAACTGGGTATTGGAGAGTTAAGTTAAATAAAGAAAATTACCAAGCCCATAGAATTATTTTTGCAATGCATCATGGGTTTATGCCTGAATTTATTGACCATATTGACGGCAATAGAAGTAATAACAAAATTGAAAATTTAAGGCAAGCAACAAAACAACAAAATAATTGGAATAGGGCTATACAAAAAAACAATAGCTCTGGCATTAAAGGTATTGCATGGAGAGAAGATTGTAAAAAATGGATTGCTTCTTGCAGAGTTAATTACAAGGTTGTTTACCTTGGACTTTTTAACGAAATTGAAGAAGCAAAAAAAGTTTTATCAGAATTTCGCAGTAAAAACCACGGCAATTTTGCCAAAAACTAAGGAGTAAGTGATGGGCATAGAATATTACCTCAAAGCAGCAGTTTCAGAGTATGTAGATAAAGATGGAGCAACAAAAAAGCGTTACGCAACAATAGGAATTGTTACAAGGACAAAGAAAAACGACCTTATGGCCAAAATTGAAATGTTACCTTTGCTAGGTATGAAAGAAGGCGCATTTTGGTGCTATCTAAATGTTCCTGAAGATAAAGCTGACCAGCCAAAAGCTGCGAATTTGTCTGATATTGAATCTGATATACCATTCTAAGGAAAAAACCATGAAAAAATTATTAACTATTGCTTTACTTGTTGCTTCTATTACGGCTTATGCTGCTTGCCCTATTTCTGCTCCATATCGTTGCACACCAGGATATAACGGCAAAATGGTTTGTGGCTGTGGAGTCTAAAATGAACAATGAACATATTTGGACCGCCTCTGGTACAGATATTACAATTCGGTGGAAGATTGCTGGTTGGATTGCACCTTCAGAAATTCAAGGCTATAGGGATAAATGGCGATATTATCAAAATTTACCTTTGCGCCAATTAGATGATGCAGCTAAAGAGCAATATGAACAGGTCTTGCGAAAGGCCAAAGTTTTAAGGATAAAGTGATGAAAACAGTAACCAATGAACCAATTATTATTAATAAAGCTTTTTATGAAATAACTGTTGAGTTAGTGGATGGCTCCAATGATTGTAATGGTGGTAGAAAAAAAGTTTATATGCAAGTAATAGAACCTCATATTTCCACTTTAAGAAACATAATCAAAGCTGCAAACCATATTATTGAGGAAGAATAATGGCAACTAAAAAACTAACAGTAAAAGAACCAGCTATTCGCGAAAAGTCTGGAAAAGTCATTGTGGCTAAGTCAAAAGCTTATAGCCATGATGAACTTAAAAAGATGGTTGGCAAAGAGGCCAAAGATGCAAAGCATGAATTTGAGCTTTCCAATGGTCGAATTGTTACTCGCAAAGTAGCTGCCAAAGTGGCTGAAAAAGCTGGTGAAGTTCCTAAGTCTGTAGGCAAAAAGCTACATTCTCATGATCTTCGCAGAGCTGAAGGCATTAAAAAGAAAAAGATGTAATGAGTGATGACCAATGCCTTATGTTTGGATTGTCCATAATATTTGGCTTTGGCATTATTCTTATTTATTTAATCGGACAAGATAATGACAGATGAAAAAATTCCTTTTGGTGGAAGCATGAAGGTTTCATCAGACGATTGTGAAGAAGCTTTTTTTGCTCTTTACCCTGATTTCTTTTATGAAGGCTCGACTGCTCTTAATTTGTGGATTCAATCATGGCAATCAGCTTTGGATTGGATTGAGGACAATAAAAAAGTAATTCAGTTGTTATGAGAAAGAAAAAAATTCGAGTTACCTATGAAACTAGGTACAAAGAATTGCTTGAAGAATATCAAGGTGCATTAAATAAAATGGGCAAACAAACTATTCAAATTATTAAAATGCGAAAGTTAATTAGAGAAGCCCATGAAATTATGACAAAGCATATGAAAGAATAATCCTCTTAAGGGCAGTTAAGCCGACAATTCAAGGATGCAACAAGTAAAGGCTTTTTTCGGCTTTCCACCTTACAAGTAGCAGTTGCCAAATTGATGCCCTACTTTTTTAAGAGCTCAAAACATCCATTGCCTTATGTATTTTGTCAATTCTATCTTGAAGCCCTAAAAGACCGCCATTTATTCTTTTGGTCATAGTTTCCCAGTTTTCATCATCAGCCAATAAATTTAACTGCTTGCGATTCCAAAACCAGCCAGCAGACATACAAGCCCATTGAGGCTCTAAAAGAAGCTCAGGTTGCGTTGTAAATGGCTGACCTAAGGCATCGCCACATACTTGGTAATTTGAGCGCCCTGTAAGCTGTATAACCCCTCTGCCATGAAATTTCCAGCCATCGCCATCTTGCGAATTGCCGAGGTCTGCTCTACCGCCATAAACCTTGTTTGCAATCGCTTCAGGGTTATTAGCGTATTTTTCAGCAGTATTGGCATCAGGGAATCGACTAGGCCATACACGCATCAATGAACCAGCAGAATAATGAAGATTTTCTTCTAGCACTTTAAAGTTGTTAGATTCATGACCGCATTGCCCTATAAAGGCAGCTTGTCGCTTTGGGCTATCAATGTTGTATTTGGCAAAAGTATCGTTTAAAGGTTTAAGCCATTTAGGGTCAATACCTAAAGCTTGTAATTGTTCATTTGTCATTTACTAATGTTTCCACCTACAGGATAAATTGCGCCTACTGGAGCTTGAGTAAATGCTGTTTCACCTGGTTTTACATGGTCGCTATTCCAAGGGCTTTCCATAATTGGGCCATAACAAGAAGCCAATTTTGTACCATTGACCTTTTGCGCTTGAATATCACAAGAAAAACTCCACATATTGCTCATGCCTGTTGTAGGTGTTGTGCCTACAGTAAATGATCTAAATTGGGCTGCTGTAGGTGTCCAACTAGGGGCTTGAGGATAATTGGTTACAGGAGGAACTCCAAATAATGACCAGACTTTTCCAGGTTTACTATCACAAGAACCATTCATTAAGTCCATATTGGCAATAGCATCACCATTGAGAATAGGGCAAACTGCCATACCTTCTTTAAATACTTTGCCATTGACTGTAATAGTTTTGCCTGTTGGAGTTGTGCTTGATGCAGCGCATAAAGCATATTCTCCATGACAAATTGCTAAAGTATGAGCTTGTGCATTAAAAGTAAATAAAGCTAATAAAATTAATAATTTTTTCATTTTTTATTCCAAAGTTCAAATAGGCTTTTAACTTTTTCTTCTAATACACCAATGCGAACATCCATTTTAGACAAAGCAATAACTAAAGCTACAAAACCTATAACCATAGGCCAAATCTTAGCTAAAACATCTACCATATCCATTATTGAGTTACTTCATCATATTGTTTATAACAGGCTTCTAAACCAATTCTTATTTGGTCTGCTCTGGCAGCTTCCCTGATAAGAAACTCTGCATCAGGGGCAGAAAGGGTTGCTCCGTTGCAATCCTGTCCATTGATGGTTTTTGTGGGGTTACTGGAACGGCTACGCAAGCTGCTAATAGCATCGACAAGCTGATTATTAATAACTTTAATTTGAGCATCTTTTTCTGTCCTTATCTTATCTGCATCGAATTGGTATTGATGTTCTTTTTCTCTAACTACTTTTTCTTGAGCAGTTTGTTCGTGCTGACAGCCTGTTACAAAACCACCGCAAAACAAGCTAATAGCAACCATAGCGTAGATTAAATAAATATTCATCTAAATCCGCTTATCCTCGGAGAAAACGCAAAAGTCGCTTGATAATTTTCTGTTGGAGCAGTATGTAAAGTGCCTCTAATATTCCACCCAATATTAAGATAAAAGCACCGAGAAAACCCAATAGGAACAATCCAAACAAACTGAAAAAGTCCAGCACATTGTACGAAACACCAGCCAGCCACCGCATTATCGTTGTCCTTAATGTTATCGTTGCCATGCAATACAGGTTTGTTTTCAATGGTATTAATGTATTTTAGGCATACAGAATATGCAGGGTTGCGCCATAACCATTTAACTTTAGACCAATAGCTAGGTGGGTTTTTGCTTTGAAAAGTAGCATCGCCATCTAAAGTATTGTCAGGGGTCATAAACCAGTTAAGCCATGAAGGGAGAACAGGG